ATCTTTAGTCTTCCAAGCAACGTGTGCAATTTTAGGTATGGAACTCATTATAAATACATGTATGAATAAAAATTTATATGATATCTTAGGCATTTCTAAAAACGCAACATTTGAAGAAATTAAAGCCAAATATAAATCACTCGCTCAACAACATCATCCAGACAAAGGCGGCGATCCTGAATTATTTAAGGAAATAAAAAATGCTTATGAAGTTTTAAGTGATCCAGTTAACAGAAAAAAATATGACACTACAGGCCATTATGAATTTGGTACAAATCTGCGTGACCAAGCTTTAGAACAACTCAGTCGTTTATTTTTCAATTTACTTCCAAATATTAATCCCGATCTTGATGATTTAATTCTTATCATGAAGAATGAAAGTAGGCGAGAAAAGTTAAACATAAACAATAACATTAATACCTGTAACGGTTATATATTCAGACTGAAAAAAATAATTAATAAGATTAAAAAGAAAAACGATCAAGGCGAAAATCTATTAAAAATGTTTGCCGAAAACCAATTAAAGAACCATGAAAACGAATTACAAAATTTTATACGACAAATACAAATTGTTGATAGTGTAATCGAAATACTTGAAGATTATCAATATGGTGATGTTACAACTTTAATTGAAAACTTTATGAATCCCTCTGATCAAAAATAATTCATTTTTCTTTATTTTTTCTTGTTTGACTTTTTACTTCAAGTCGCAAAAGCAAATCCACCAATTCTTGTGGCTTTAACATTCTACCCCATTTTGATGGAGTTTTGTCAATCTTTATTTTTTCATCCACAATTTATGCTTCTGCCTTTCAATGTATCAATGCGTTTTTGAATCTTAGCTTTGTCTTTTGGTCTACTAGACTTTCCTAACATATCATTAAGTTGATTGAGGTTTAATGGACCCAATCTTGGCTTGCCAGTTTTGGTCAACATAGGATTTGCTTTACGGGATTTCTGATTACTACCTTTAGTTGCCATGATATAGTCCTTAAAGAATTTGGAGCGGTGCCACTGCTATGCTCAGGTAATACAAGAGGGTGTCTTATATCGTGCTATCACTCACCGCATGAAACAATTATAACATTATATAGGTTGATTGTCAATGGTTATTTGTGGTATATTTTTCCAAGCAATAGGTTCTGGACTTAAAGGTGCATCCGGATTACGAACATCAGAAAAAACTTCCCATAACTTTTCTTTGATTGCAAATTTGGTAAACAATCCTGTGGATAACCCGTGTGCTTCTATTTCCCACGGTTCATCATAATAATCCATATTTTCGGTAATCCTTTGGCCTCTCCATCGAGTGCCAAACTCATTCATTTCAATGTAGGCATATTGTTTGATGTGTACCATCTCATGAGCCAATGTTTCCAATATGTCATGTGAACCTATAATTGGATTTAATTCTATTTGAAATTCTCTAGGTTTATTACTTTCATTATAATTTAAAACATCTGCGTAACCTAGAGCATCAAGTTTAGGGTCAAACTTGATTTGAACATAGATATTTTCCAACATTTTTGGTGTCATTAATTGTTCAGCATAAAAAATAGCCGCACGTTTTACAAACGGCCGAAAACGTTTCTTATCGGGACATCCGATTATACTGAGTTGCATCTGAGGTTTCTCCTGTGAAAACCAACTAATACTTCTCAAATATTTAGGTACTATCTACTTTTCACCAGGTGAAATTTGTTCTATTGATATACCACAATGATTTAAGAAGTCTATGCCGATGGTATCTCGATACGAATTGCGGTAATATACCTTTTTAATACCAGCGGTATAGACTTGTTTTGCACAATGAATACACGGTGCATGGGTCAGGAACATGGTGGAACCATCTCCAGATTCACTACTTTTGGCCAGTTTAGCGATGGCATTAGCCTCTGCATGAATGACTTCATCCTTGGTTTTGGTGATAGTTCCGCCATCTTCTAGGTATTCTACCACTTCTTCACATTCATTGGTCCAGCCAGCTGGCATACCATTATAACCGATACTAATAATTCGATCATCTTTTACTACGATGGCACCAACCTTTAATCGTTTGGCACTGGATAGTTTGGCAAATCTTTCTGCCACATCCATGTAAGCGTCAATGAATTTTTGTTTCACTACCAAGAACCATCATCAAACCATATACGAATTGTAATAGGTAATAATTCTAAAACAAATGCATCTGTTTCCCAAACTTCATTTGTTTTATTGTAATCGCAACTAATTCTCCAATGAAATGGATTTAATTTTAATGTGATATTACAACCTGAATATTTCAACCAATTCATCTTAGAATCTCTAACATGGGTTCGGGAATGCCAAATTGACTACGAAGATATTTGTCTTTTAACATTTCTGGAATCATTGTGTGTGGTTCTTCTAAAATGAAAGGACAAGGGCTACCCCATTTATTAGTGGCCAAAAATGATTTGAATATTTTTACATCTTTTTCACTTTTTGGATCAAATTTTCTTTTTTGATTTTGCATCAACTGATAATTTGTAAGAATGGTCATTTTACATATTCCACATTGTCTTTACGGAGATAGTGAACCACCTGGTTTTCATTTTTACTAGATGACTTCACTACAGGAATAAAAGTAATGCCCTCAATCTCTTTGGTTTCCCAATTTGAATAGGTGTAATAGATGTCTGAGTTCGTTTTTGAACGAACCTTTTTGAGAATGGCTTTACCACCAGTGGTACTGGTAATATAACCTGGTCTTAGATTTTTTTTCATGATATAATTATAACTCAAAATAGGGGGTCTGTCAAGATCCCCCTATATGTTTACCGACTTTTTGGATAATTCAACTGTTCCCATTCCTCATCGGTTACAGGCCACCAGTTCATTATTCACTCTTTTCTTTAATGGCAATCTTTTTAATGGTATCTTGAGCCTGCACAAGATTTTCTAACCATACTTTTAACATGCCATTTACCATTTCTGCTTGACCAATTTCAATTTTGTCAGCCAATGTAAATGAACGTGTGAAGTTGCGATTAGCGATTCCTTTAAAGAGGAAATTTTCTTCTTCTTTAAGTTCATCTTCTTTTGCAGAACCTTTGATAACCAATTTATTACCTTCAAGAGTTACTTCAATATCAGACTTGGCAAAACCAGCAACTGCCAATTCAATGACATACTTGTTCTTGCTTACTTGTTTGATATTGTATGGAGGATACGATGGAATATTCTTGGTAACATTCTTAGTTACTTCTTCAATATCTTTAAAGAATTTATCGTAACCAACGGTGAATGGATCCAGCGTTTTGTGAAAGTCGAATAGACTTGGTAATAGACTTGTAGTCATGTGTAATGCTCCTTAGTTAAGCGAGTTAATCAAAAATTGCGGTCTCATTGAGCCCCGCACCATTAGTATACTATTATTTATACAACTTGTCAATAGTCCTGTATTTTCTTACCAATATTATATTTTGGTACTAATTGCCAGTCGTCCTTTTCTTTGTGGGAAAGAATCTTAATCTGGCTGAGGAATATTGGTGGTGGGTTTTCAATCTGTTGTTTTCGGACAACAGTTACCAGACCCCAATCAGCCAATAACTTTACTATGGCATTCCTACGGGACAAGTCATTTTCAGTAATATCGGTTGGTTTACCATCTAAGGCAAACAACTCTTTGAAATGGACAATATAATATTGGCCTCTTTTGTGTAATATGTGACACGATTGGAATAAGGTTTGTTCTTTTTTTGAAGCTACTCCAATGCGTGTAAGTGTTTCACGGACTTTAAGAAAATCGTCATTTTCATTCAAAGTCACCTCAACTAAATCAGTAATGTTAATCATATTCCGCCTTTATCTGTTCTTCTTTTTATTTCAGCGATTTGGTCATCATTAAGAATTCGTAAAGCCTCCTTGGCCTTCTGGTTAGAATAACCGAAGTGGGTCTTTACGCAATCTATGTTCTTATCGGCCTCTGTTTTCTGCCACGGTTGAAATTTCCGTTTCATTGACCTGATGGTATTTAGAAGATATTGATATTGAAGGTCTTTTTCCAACTCTGGATAAAGGTTCATCTCGTTGGCATATAGAACACAATCCATATGATATGACAAGGCACGGTTGACCACAAAAGGTGTGTAATCCTTTGCATCAATGTCATCATGTATTACAGACTTCTTAGTTTGTAGTATTGATGGGATAATTTCTTTGAACAGGTCAGGCATGTCAATATCCTGATACAGTATACTTTTGTAACTCAGCCATTTCTTGTTCAGTCATTTTTCTAACTGGTTTTAGAGCTTCTTGTTCTCTATCAATTAGAATCATTTTACGACCATCTTTGGTTGTGTAGTTTCTTGTTTTAAAGTTTTTGGGTTCTACTCTAAAAATCCAGCCAGCCCACTTATCAGAATGTCTTGGTGCAGGAACAGAAACAAAATAAAGAACATCAACTGACCTACATTTGTTTAATTGATTTGGTTTAAATGTAAAAGCATTTTGCATAATAAAAGGCACTTGAGTTTTAACTTCAACTTTTTTATCATCAACCAACAAATCTTTTTCTGAGTCAAATTTATCAACAGAACTTTTAATTCTACAACCTTCTTCACTCAACATATTAATAATGAGTTTCTCTCCGGCTAGGCCGAGTTCATTCATCATTTCTTCTTTGGTCATGTTTTTCATTTGAACTCACAATCTACCATGATTTCAGTTAAACAAGCAATGAGATTGATTTCAGAGTCAGCAACAAAGGCTGCTTGATATTGATACTTAGCAAGAATTAAAACCAACTGTGGAACAGATTGTGGTTTTAGAGATTCATATAAACTGTCGTATAGTTTACGGAAGATTCTGGCTGGGTCATTGTCAAGATTGTTGGTGACCCATTTCCTGGCCGAGGCGAAGTCTTTTTCTTTGAGGGCTCGAAGTAAATCAGCAAGTTGTATATCACTAACACTAGAAAGAATACCTTTGTCAATTGTACCAGCAACCGAATATCGTTGAAGTTCGTTAAGAATTCTACGATTGTCTGGAAAGTGTTTTGTGATAATAGCTGCGACCACTTCTTTGTCGTATGTAACTCTTTCTTGTGAAAGAATGTTTTCAACTCTTTTAAAGAATTGTGCAGCCAGTTTTGGTTTAGATCCGTTGATTTTAAAATCGATAACAGAGCAACGGGAGTGGATCGGATCAATGATACGATTTTTGAAATTGCAAGTGAAAATGAATGAGCAGTTTGATGCGAATTCTTCAATGGCTCCCCGTAGAGCCGGTTGAGTCGAATTGGGATTGAGATAATCAGCCTCATCAATGATGATAACTTTACGGCCGCCCATAAGAGAAACTGATGAAGCATAGTTTTTAATTTTGTTACGAAGTACATCAATGCCAGACTCGTCAGAGCCATTGATGATAATGTAATCGCAACCAACCTCATTACACAATGCTTTAGCAACTGTTGTTTTTCCAACACCTGCCGTACCAGATAAAAGAAGATTTGGTATCTCTTTTCTCTTAACGAACTCCTGAAAAGTTTCCTTGAGCGCATCTGGAAGAATACAATCTTCTATTCTAGCTGGTCGATACTTTTCGACCCATAATAAATGTTCCATTTCACATACCTCATAATAAAATATACAACAAAAATACTAATCAATTTGTCCTTGTAGGACACCAACTACATCAATTTGTGATTCTTCTACAACAATATTACCATTTGTTAATCCAATAACTGTTTTACCTTTCATCTCACCATCAGGTAAAACAAAAACAACAACAACTCGTTTTGGATTAACAGCAACTTTATTTTGGCTTGTTGCGTCTGTAAAATATACTAACATAATTATCCTTCAAATTTAGATTCTTTAGATTCTGTTGCAATCCAGTATTGAATATCAACAGATTTATTTTTAAATGAAGCAAGGCCTTTAGAAGAAATTTCAACATCATAGGCACCAGGAATCATTTTCAGATTTTCGGTTAAGAATACCATCTTAAATTTCTTTCCGTTACCACTACCCACTTCAATGTGATTCGTGTGAGCAGAATCATCTTTTGCATTAAAGGTTGTCAAAACAATTTTATCTTCTTTTGACAATACGGCAATATGTGGAGATTGTAGAATGGAAGCACTCTTTAATAAGTCAGCCAAATCTTCTTTAGTCAAAGAAAAAGCAATATCTACTGACGGCAAAGAAAGTTCTTTGTCTGGTGCTGTGACAATCATTTCTTTGACTGTCTTACGATAAGTGGTTGACTTCTTAGGACCAAATTTAAAAATCACATTCTTATCATCAAAATCGATTTCTGTGTTGTCAAACATCGAATGAACAGATAAGAACTGGTTCAAATCATAAACACAAAAGTCTTGTGGAAAGTCATCTTTCAAAGATGCTTTGGCAAGAACAGTTTTGCCAGAGGACATGGTACGAATTGTATTACCTTTTTTGAATTCCATACCAGAATTAATTGAGGCAAAGTTTTTTAATACATCAAGTGTATCTTTTGATAATTTCATTTAAATCTCCATCATGTAAAATTTAATAATACTACATTCAAAAACATTTGTCAAGTTATTCTTTGGAATACTTAACATCATGTTCATACAAAAACATCAAGCAACACATGGCGTGTGCCAAATGGTGTTTGCCAGATTCGGGATCGGTAATTTCTCCTTCTTTCCAAGCCCACATATGCCGTTGCATGGCATCAAAATATCTACGCTTAGAATCAGGAACAAATTTCCAGTTATCAGGTTCATACTTCTCTGCACCAAAGGTAAGAATTTCTACTGTTGCTTTGAGTGCTAATGGTGGAACTAAACCATATTGTAGTTTACCACCATCAAACTTACGGCCACCAGTGGTTGCATTTTGAGAAGCTTTTACCTCATCGGCAATCTTATAACCAAAGGAACCATTCACATTACTCATTACATTTCTCCAACAAAATTAGCCACAGCAGGCATATCTCCTTGGAAATGATATGTACCAATATGTGATGTTTTCATCCAAGGACATAACCAAATTGAACCACCCATCTTACGCCACATCTGACAGAACATATAATCTTCTGACAGGTAACGATCTGATCCACCACCAACGATACTATCTTTTGTATCAATGACTGTATCAAAGAAAGCATGAATGTATCGTGTACCATCAAAATTGGCCTGACCTACATGGTCTGGTTTATAACGAATCATTGGGTATGCTTTTTCCATCTTAGCAAACACTTCACGCTTAATCATCATAAAGCCAGTGCCAATTTCCAAGACCTCTAGTGGTTGAGTTACTTGAAATTGTGCAGTACCTTTAACAGGATTAAACACATAATCACCAGTAACTTTTTCTAGTGTTTGTGCTTCAATATTAGGATTTCTTTCTAGTGCTTTCTTGACTGATTTCCACTTAATCGCTTTCTTAGGATAAGGACCACCTGAAACATCTTTGTCAAGTGCCAATAAAGCAATTACATCCTGTGGACTAAATGAGATATCAGAATCAAGGAAAAGCATATGGCTACATTCAGAACGATGAATAAATTCATCTACCAAATAATTTCTTGCACGAGTGATTAACGACTCGTTGAAAAGAAATGAAAATTTAATCGCTATATTATATTGAAAACAAATACCTTGCAAATCAAGGCAGGCTTTCATGTATAATCCATGATTCATACCACCATACATTGGTGTGGCAACAAATAAACTTTTTTGTTGTAGTTCTTCTTTTTTAATTGAAATTTCCATTTGTTCTCCGAGAATAAAAAAAGGGAGTCCTTTTTGAGGACCTCCCTACTAAAGCTTATTAGGCAGTATAACTAAAACCACCTTTGTATGCGGCACGAACCATAGATTTGGTTGGTTTACCCATACGATAGAAAGCAACTTTCTTACCATCTACAACTTTTTTGTTTGTGTAGATTACATGACCATCTTGACGGAGTTCGTCAATACGGGCGGTAACATTGGTGATGCCGAAACGGCGTTGGGCTTGTTTGACAGTAAAAGTGTTGTAACCTGAAGGTTGTTGTAAGGCATTCAACATCTTTTCTTTAGCAGATAATTTGCTCATTGTAATACTCCATAGTAAAGTTAATAAATCCTTGCCTTAAGCAAGTTCTCACATCATATCATTATATATGTGTGTGTGTCAAGCATATTGATGGTATACTTGTTTATCTGCCAACTTGTGGCAAATATTTGGCCTTGGTTTCTTCCCAAGACAAATAAATTAGGTCATCATAGAAAAGTGTTTCATGTGAAACATTGTTCTTTTTCTGTAATTGCCTAATTCTTCCTTTGGCATATTTGGTTTTCCAAATATTACTCAAAGCCTCTTCACTGGTATCAAACGACTTTACCAGTTTATCTTCTGTGATTTCTTTTCTCAAAAATTCATTTGTGTTATTATACAAAGGAGAGAAATAGATTCCACGTTGATGTTCGGTACGAATCAGTTTTTTCGGAATCTTTAATTTAGAATATGCATAATTTAAAGAACGATTTTTATGGTCACGCTTAAGTGGAAGTCCTTGTTGATTCTTGGCTTCCCACCATTCAAAATATTTACGAGTATCGTTTTCTTTAATCCAATCAAATACTAATTTTTTGGTTGATCGACTTGGTTCAAAGGCAACAGAACCTGAGGAGAATCCCATGGGTGTCCAATGTTCTAGTCCATCATACTGTGATAATCCACCAGCTTTAGTTTTGCCATATAATGATGTTGTGGTAACACCAACAAGAACATCACCGTATTGTCGTTTCCAATCTTTTTGAACTGTATCAGATAAACACATCAATGCCAATAATTTGCCACCCATGTAATTAAAACCAAGTGGTTGTAACGGAACGATTGTAGAGCCGATTGCCGTGTGATTAATCATGTGTTGTTGTGTCTTAACATCTCTCGACCATCCGATTGCGTTATCTCTCGGAGTCAAGTCCAGAAAGTCTGAGGAGATACAGATAACACCAAGATATTTACCTGTTACTTCATCAGTTAAAACATAAAATAGATTACGACCAATATTAGAATTGTTCTTCATTGTAGAAGAAAAGGTACGAATGGCATTCCATCTTTCGGCATCAGGACCATTTGAAAGAACCATAACAGGTTTTAATTTATCAAAATCGTCAAGTTCTTTTGGCATCCAGAAATTGGATTTAACTTCTTTAATTAGTTCTTCTTGTTGAGGATTAACCATTTGAATTTCATTACCAAATAGTGTAGATACCTCATGAACAGGATATCTCTCTTTCACTTCACACCACTTTTGATATAAAGTATATTCACGAACATCCATTTGTGAAGCATATGTTAAATCCTCAACAAGGACTTTTTTCATATGCTCTTCATCAATGTGTTCAAAGCCATCGGCAGGATTTTTATCTTGCCAGTCTTGCCATTGTTTTTCTACGAATTCAATAGGTGTTGCCATTATTTTTTAATCTTACTCAAGTTTTTTTTCATTTTGTTTAACATCTTAAAGAGTTTATCTCTTTTCTTCATAGCCATTTGAAATGCCAAAGGTTTAACACGGCTAGTATACACTATTCCATTCATATGATCAAGCTCGTGAAGAAAACAACGAGCAGATATACCAGTTAATTTGGTATTTCTAATCTCACCATTGAAGTCTTGGTATTCAACCATAATCTCTTTTGGTCTACTAATCTTTAATGAGAGTAAAGGATAAGAAAGGCATCCTTCGTCCATTAGTGCCATTTCATCAGACATACTAACTAATTTTGGATTAAAGAATGCCACATATTCATCGCCAGCACCCATTACAAATACTCGATGTTTAAATCCACATTGATTGGCAGATAACCCAATACCTTTGTTTAATTTACAAGTTTCTACTAGTGTAGATGCAAACTCATTTGGACTGACTGGTGAATTACTGAAATTGAATTCTGGTAAAACCTCATGAAGTGCTGGATGATTTTCTGGTACTAATGCAAAGGTTTTTACTTCTTGAATTAAAGGTTTGTTTTGTATCGCTGCTTCTGTAT